AGAGATGAAGTTAAGTTTGCCAAATTTGTAAATCGTCTTCGTAATAAATTCTGTCAATTATTTGATGGTGCTTTAAAGGTACAGCTATCTCTCAAAGGAATTTGTACTACTGAAGAGTGGGATGAATTTAAAGAAACTATTTGGTATGATTTCAAGAAAGATAATAACTTTGCTGAGATGCGTGAAGCAGAGTTACTGCGTGAAAGATTAAATTTAGTTGCTACAGTTGACCCATACATTGGTAAGTATTTCTCATTAGAGTGGGTTAAGAAAAATGTTCTTCAGCAATCTGATGATGAGATTGAAGACATGCGAAAACAAATTGATGAAGAGCAAAAGCTATTTCCTGACTTAGCACAACCATCAGGACCTAATGGTCAACCTGTACCGCCAGGACAAGAACAACCAGCACCAGTTCCAGGTGAAGGAACTGAGTTGGGTGACTTGACTGGCGTAGATAATACTGCTGATAACTCTACTGAATCAAATGGTGAATCTATGACACCTATGCTTGATTCTACTGTAGATAAGTTATCAGGTGGTATAAATAAATCAAAGAAATAATTATTGGAGAACATCGTGGCTAATGAACAAACAAGACAATTCTTAGACTTAATCGGTCAAGACGATAAAGTAGAAGCAAGAGAAGTAATTGAAGATATGTTATCGCAAAGAATAATTGCGGCACTAGATGCTCGTAAGCAAAGTATTGCATCAACTATGTTTGACACAGAAACAGAAACAGAATGAAATTCTTAAAGAACATTCGTGAAGATATTGTTGTTGAAGAGGAGAAGTCTGACTACTCCAAATTCGACACATTGGTTCGTGCAGGACTTGCCAATAAGGCACAGTTACAAAGAATTCATAAAATTCTTGATAAGATGCAAGAACCAAATCCACAATTCAGTAGTGCTGACCGTGCTATTGTTGTGAATATTTTTAACCGTATGGTTGATGTTCTTTCGAATAACAAACAGGTTTTCTCTTTGGCTCGTAAAGCAGTTAAAGAAGAAGAAGAAATTGAAAACTCAATCAGTACCGAATCTATTGATGAGGCATATGCAAGACCAGTTGACCCACCTCCAGTCTTGGTATTGAAAAGAAAAGCTATTCGTGTTTTCCCAAATAGAACAAGAGTTGCACTTTACTTCAATGACAAGATTGGTCGTTACTTCAGTGTGCCTTATTCAACACCAGATGAAACTAATAAATTTGATAGCACTGCACAGATGGCAGGTATGCAGGCAATTGCCACTGAAGAAGTAATTTACGAAAGTGCATTTGATACATTGAAAAAGATTGTTGATGATAAGCAACATCAAAAAGTAAAATTTGATGATGGCTCAAGTGCAACAGTTGATGGGTTTACTGCATCAGCAATTATGGCTGTTCATAAAGCATTGAACGATGACAATAAGAAAAAGATTGAAGATTTAGTCAACAAAAGTAAAGCTGGTATGATGAAGGCTTCATCTTTTGCATTCAAACAAATGAAATGATTGACGATATCATCAGACAACGATTTGAAGATGCAAAAGATAGAATCTTTGCGTCACTAGATGAAATGCTTGAGCGCAAATTGATTGCTCTCAAAAGAACAATTGCATCAGATTATTTTGAAGAACTATCAGAGGCTTTTAATCCTAACAGACAGAAGGTAGGAAGAATCATTAAGATTCGCCGCCGTATTCGTAGAGATAAAAAAGGTAAGATGGTTATTCAAAAGAATAAGAGAAAGTCAGCAATTAAAGGTTTCAGAATTTCTGGCAATAAAGTTGTTCGTGTATCTGCTGTATCAAGAATGAAGAAGTCTCGTAACTTGAAAAAGTTTTGGAGGTCAAAAGGCCGCTCTAAGTTGCGTAGAACATTACTTAAAAGAAAAATGTCAATGAACCGCCGTAAGGCAATAGGACTAAAATAAAATGGCTTATGAAATTATAAACACACTAAGAAGTCGCACAGTAATTCGTGTTACTGGTAATACTGCCACACGAATTAACTTGACACAATTTTCTGCTAACAGTTCACTTGAGACTGTAAACTCAGCATCACTTACTCATGTGATTACAACCACTGACGGCAAGTGGGTAATCTATCGTGGTAATGATGCAAGTGGTCCAGTATTACTTTCACTCTTTGGACAAAACGATTTGCAATTATCTGTATATGATGTTTCATTTGCCAATGGTGCAACATCAAACATCTATGTGACAAACTCAGGTACAGATGGATCACTTATTATGCAATTCTCAAAAGTTGCTACTTATTCTACAGATGTAGGTCTACTATGAAACTAATTAAAGAATATGTTGAGGATGTAAAGTACTTGACTGAAGCTGATGAAAAGACAGGCAAAAAAGGGTACTATATTGAAGGCGTTTTCATGCAAGCAAATCGCCCAAACAAAAATATGCGAGAGTACTCTATGGATATTCTCGGTAATGAAGTGAATAGATATGTGAAAGAATATGTAGAACAAAATCGTGCGTATGGTGAGTTAGGACATCCTGATACACCAACAATCAATCTTGAGCGTGTTTCACACATGATTAAGAGTCTGAAAGCTGAAGGTAATAATTTTATCGGAAAAGCAAAAATTATGGATACTCCTTACGGAAACATCGTCAAAAATCTGATTGATGAAGGTGCTGGTATAGGCGTGTCTTCTCGTGGTCTTGGATCATTGCGTAAAAGAAATGATGGTATCAATGTCGTACAAGATGATTTTCGTCTTGCAACAGCGGCCGATATCGTAGCAGACCCATCAGCGCCGGACGCTTTTGTACATGGAATTCGTGAAGGAAAAGAATGGGTTTTTGTTGAAGGTCGATTTGAAGAAGTCGATATTGACAGAGCAAAAACTGCAATTCAGAAAGCATCCCGCAAGGATATCGAAACGGTTGCCGCACAACTATTCGAGAATTTTTTACGAAAACTTTAATTTTATAAATAAAGAATCATAAGGAGATTTTAAATGGCTAATCAACTCTTAGAAGCGGCTGCCGAAATTCTAGCTAACAGCAAGAAATCTGCACCATCTGACAGTCCTAAAAAACCAGAAGGCGAAATTCAAGACTTGGGTGGTGATACACCTGAAAAGCACGCCGACAGCAATGTAAAAAATGCTACTGGTACTAAAGCAGTAGCGCCGACTACAAAACCATCTGCCGCATCTTCTAAAATGGAAGAAACTGAAGTTGATGGTGAAATAGTTGCCGAAGACATGTCTGCTGACATTGAAGCAATTTTTGGAGATGAAAACATCTCTGAAGAATTCAAATCAAAAGTTTCTACAATTTTTGAGGCTCGTGTTACTGACAGAATCAATACAATTAAAGAAGAAATCGAAACCGAATATTCTTCTATGATTGAAGAAGCAGTCGAATCTATTCGTACAGATTTGACAGAAAAAGTTAACGACTATCTCGACTACATTGTAGAAGAGTGGATGAAACAAAATGAAGTAGCCATCGAAAAAGGACTTCGTACCGAAATGGTAGAAGACTTTATTGGTGGATTGCGTAACCTATTTGCAGAGCATTATATCGATGTGCCTGCTGAAAAAGTTGACCTTGTTGATGAGTTGGCAACGAAAGTTGAAAGCCTTGAAGACAAGTTGAACGAAGAAATTCAGCGTGGTATCGAATACAAGAAGCAATTGACCGAAGCTAAAAAGATTGATGTTGTTCGCACAGTGTGTGAAGGATTGACATCTACTCAAGTTGAAAAAATCAAATCGCTTGCAGAGAGCGTAGAATTCTCCACAGAGGAAGAATACCAAGAAAAACTTGAGACCATTCGTGAAAATTACTTCCCTTCAGGAATGAAGAAAGCCAATGCATCGCAAATGCATGAGCAAGTCGAAGATGGTTCAGAAAAACCTGCTATCAAAGACGCTCGTATGGCCGCTTACGCAAGTGCAATTTCAAAAACTTTACCTAAATAAACCCAAGGAGCAAAAATATGTTTCTCTCAGAAGAAATTTCCAAAAAATGGTCGCCAGTTCTTGACCATCCAGAACTAGCACCAATCAAAGACCCGTATCGCAAAGCTGTTACAGCAGTTATTCTTGAGAACCAAGAAAAAGCATTCTACGAAGAAAATAACATTCTTCGTGAAGCTACTACCGCTGGTAGCGGTGGTTTCGGTGGTGGTGCAAACGCAGGTGGTCCAGTTGCAGGTTTCGACCCAATTCTTATCAGCCTAGTTCGCCGTTCATTACCTAACCTTATCGCCTATGACATCTGCGGTGTTCAACCAATGACAGGCCCAACAGGTTTGATTTTCGCAATGCGTTCACGCTATGCTGGTCAAGCTAACACAAATGATGAAGCATTCTTCAACGAAGCTAACACCACTCACGCTGGTGATTATCCAAATGACACACAAGTGGCGCTTGGTGTTGCTGGTACTGCAAACACAACTAACACTTTCGTACAAAATGCGGCAGCTGGTAGTGGTTTGACAACATCACAAGCTGAAACACTTGGCTCATCTGATGCAATGAAAGAAATGGCTTTCGCAATTGAGAAAGTTACTGTTACTGCACTTACTCGTGCTTTGAAAGCAGAATACACAATGGAACTTGCACAAGACTTGAAAGCAGTTCATGGTCTTGACGCTGAAACAGAATTGTCAAATATTCTTTCCGCTGAAATTCTTGCTGAAATTAACCGTGAAGTTATCCGTACAATCTACGGTGTTTCTAAAATCGGTGCACAAGTTGGTACAACTACCACTGGTACTTTCGACTTAGACACTGACTCAAACGGTCGTTGGATGGTTGAAAAAATCAAAGGCTTGACTTTCCAAATCGAAAGAGAAGCTAATGCGATTGCTAAAACAACTCGCCGTGGTAAAGGTAACATCCTTATCGTTTCTTCAGATGTAGCATCTGCATTGGCTATGGCTGGTGTTCTTGATTACAACTCTGCATTGCAATCTCAAGTTAACTTGACAGTTGACGATACAGGTAATACTTTTGCAGGTACTATGTTCGGTCGTATCAAAGTGTACATCGATCCGTATTTCACAGCAACTGGTTCTTCTGAATTCGCTGTTGTGGGTTACAAAGGTACAAATGCATATGATGCTGGTATTTTCTACTGCCCATATGTTCCATTGCAAATGGTTCGTGCTGTTGATACTTCAACATTCCAACCAAAGATTGGTTTCAAAACTCGTTACGGATTGGTTGCAAACCCATTCGCAAACGGTACCACTCAAAGCTATGGTGCATTGACAGCACAAAGCAACAATTACTATCGTTCATTCAAAGTAACGAACTTGATGTAATTAATAAGCCACCTTCAAGAGTGGTATTTGAAAGAGGGACTTCGGTCCCTCTTTTTTTTGCTTATAAATACACATATGACAGCACTTAACAGAACCCCCGATAATACAAACTTCTTCCAATCGAATAAGTTTCTATTGACTTTTCTTAGAGCACCAGCAATGCAATATTTCTGCCAGTCAGTGAATTTGCCTGGAGTGTCTCTATCAGAAATTCCACAATCAACACCATTTGTTGATATCTTCAGACCTGGAGAGAAAATCATATATGATGTACTCAATGTGACTTTCTTGGTAGATGAAGATTTGATTTCATGGTTTGAAATTCACGATTGGATTCGTGCATTGACATTCCCTACAAAGTTTGATGAGTATAAAAATCTAGGACAACTTTCACCAAATGCAATTAACACATCAACTCCTCAATACTCTGATGCATCATTGACTTTGCTTAACTCAAAGAACAATCCAACTTATAGAATTAAGTTTATCGATTGCTTCCCAACAACTCTATCATCTATAATGATGTCAACAACTGATGATGCCAATGCAGTCATTACTGCCGATGCGTCATTTAGATTTACCGTATTTAATATTGACAAAGTTTAAAATTGTGTTATACTAGATGTAGATTAGTGTAACTATTACTGAGGTAATTATGAATAAATTGAATGAGTTGTTAGATATGTGGACCAAAGATTCTGACATGGACAGAACAGAACCAGGCAAAGAACTTTTAAACATACCTAAACTTCACAGCAAGTATCTGCGTATTCTATCAAACAGTAAACTTGAAGTCAAGAACTGTGAATTTAAATTAGCCAAAATAAAAAGACTGAAGTGGGAATACTACACAGGTAAATTAGATGATGACCAATTGAAAGAACATGGATGGGAACCATTTCCATTTGTTCTCAAATCGGACATATCTACATATCTTGATAGCGATGAAGATATGAATCGTGTGATTGCTCAGAAAGCACTCAACGAAGAAATGGTTGATTCATGCAACGCTATTTTAAAAGAACTCAACAATCGTACATGGCAACTGCGAGACTTTATAGCATGGGAAAGATTT